CTAAAAAAACGAACAGCTATTAAAGCTGTTCGTTTTTTTTTTAGAATCCATCTACTTTTAAAAATACCATTACATATATTTACAATAACTTCCCATGTATTGTAGAATCTCTATATTTTTAGTTTTAAAATAATTATTTTACATCATTTTACAGAGGTTTACGACATTTTTGCCCCTTTTTTGCCCCTTATTTTTTTCAAAAAAACTTTATAAAAACTCTTGACAATATATAACTTTAGTTGTATAATAGATACATAAGGTTAAGGAGGAAACCTTAGACAAGGAAACTAGTAGAAAGGAAAACAAAATGTTTAAGTTCAAAAAGAAGCCACTCAAAGTAAAAACAAATAAGCTAGTCATCAAAATAAACTTATTTATAATCAGCTTTGAATGGCACATCGAATTTGGATAGTGAGAAATCACTATCCACCCCTTCGGGGGTGTACTTAAATTATAACAGGAAAAACAATGAAAGTAAATCTAAAAATTAGAAAAACCACCAAGCGTGAAAAAGTTGAATTTTTAATTGGACTTCTTCTATTCCTATTTGCTATTTGGTATTTTACGAGGTAATATATGTCAGTAGATATTAAAGCTATCCGCTGGCTTTTAGACAACGCCACAGCCTATGCTATCAGCAAAAACTGTGGCGTATCTACTCAAGCTGTGGATAAATATAAAAATGGTGTATCGGATATAATGAACATGCGTTTAAAACACGCAATCAGCATGACTGCTTACGCCCAAGAATTAAAAGACAAACAGTGATATTTTTCACTGTTTTTTTACTACTTTCAGAGCAAACAAAAAAACCGCCAGCATAAGCCAGCGGTCTAGTGTACAATATTTTTGATTTTATACAAGTTTTTTAGTCAGATCTTTAGGAAAGTAATTCGTTAACTCTATCTTGAACGGCTTGCGCATCGTATCCAGCGTTTACTAAATTGTCATAGCGTTCTTGTCCATTGCCCCAAAGGCCTTGAATTACCTCGTTGGCTACACTTTCAATGTCTGAGATATCGTTTTCAACATTCAAGAGACTATTTACTCTATCTTGAACAGCCTGTGCGTCATAACCAGCATCAGTTAGTCTGTCGAAACGCTCTTTACCGTTACCCCAAAGACCTTGCAACACTTCTTGCGCTACGGTATCAAGGCTTTTAGTAGTGTTTCCATCATTTAAGAGGTCATTTACCTTATCTTGCACGGCTTGCGCATTATATCCAGCATTTGTTAGGTTATCAAAACGTTCCTGTCCGTTGCCCCAAAGACCTTGAATGACCTCGTTGGCTACAGTATTAAGGCTTTTTAGGGTGTTTTTGCTGATTACATTATCTTTTTCGCTATCATCTAACAGTACAATATTCTTGTCAAACGGATTGCTTGAATATTGCCACCAACGAATCCCGTCCATGCTTGGAAAATAATTAAAATCAGCATTTCCATCATTTAAACCATATCCTGCAATCCATAGGCTGTTAGGGAATTGTGCAAGAATTTGCTGATAGTCAATATTGTTAAGAGTAAACGGTTTATAACTATAATAAATAGGTTGGTATCCAGCATCAGCAAGAATCTGCATAAATCGTAAACATGCTTCAGTGTTTGCTTGTACGTCTCCGCTTGCATGGTCTTCATAGTCAAGAACCAAGTAAGGGACTTGAGTAGGAACGTTATCAAGGAAAAATCTTGCTTCTCTTTCCGCTTCTTCTACGTCTCCACCAAACCAAGCATAATGGTAGAATCCAACAGGATTTGATTGCTCAACTTGAGCAGATAAGCAAGGATTGATATAGCTTGTGCTTTCTGAAATTTTGATAATAGTATTTTGCGTTTCCATGTTAGCCAAAATGCCTGTAATATCGTATCCATTGTGGCTAGACACGTCGATGAATAAGTCGTTTTTTTTCATTTTCTTTTGTTCCTTTTCTTGAATTATTTTTCAGTCCACGCATCATTCATCTGCTTAACTGCTGACTCAACGAATGTATCGAGGTCGCTATCAGTCATGTGGATGTTGTATTTACTAAGCTCAGCACGAATCTTAATACGTGCTTGCTCTAGCTTTTCCTCGCCTTTGTAACCCGTTTCTGAAGATACCTGCTCAACTGCATTTACTGCATTCTTAGCAAGGATTTCAACAATCTTGATTGTCTTTTCTCCGCCTTTTGCAATAAGGTATTCTTTGACAGCTTTAACTGCGATACCTACTAAAATTACAAGGATGCTGATAGCACCATTGATTAAAATTTCATTGATTTGTGACATGTGTTATTCTCCTTTATTTTTATCTTCATCTTTTTCAAACAATCGTTGAAACGCTTTTAAAATTGGCTGAAAAAGAGTGATATTCCCTTTTAATTTACGGTAATTTTCAATGAGTGATTGAAAAGTAAAAGCGATATACCCTAGATAGATCGAGTACAAGAATGCGAATCCTGTCTTCTCAGGCAAGAGTACGGACATTGGGATAAGGATCATTAGTAAGAGAACCCCTAAAACCTTACGAAGGAGTCCGTTGATACCGATTTTGCTCTTATACTCGATATCGGGATTAGCAATAGCAGCAATCGTTCCTGTTAAAAAATCAATGATTTCCATCGAGACAATCAAAGCTAGAGCGTACAAGACCAGTCCGTCTTCGGTCTGGACGACGCTACGAAAAAAATTGAAAAATTCGATTTGCATATATCCCCTTTCTAACGTACAACTGGCTCAGTTTCAAGCTCAGCGCTTGTCTCTGGTTTCTTTGGTGGCTCCCATTTCCAGATGCCAATCTTCCCATTTTTGTCAAGGGCTTCTAGTTCGTTCAGTGGTTGGCCTTGATAAGTGAATTCTTCATTCACTTGAATCATGAAGCGTTGACCTTCCTGAAACTTCTCAACATGACCTGGATTTTCAAGCGTGAAAATTTCCTGCGGCTTGTAGGTTTTACCAATCTGTCCGAGTTCGACCAATTCAAGCCCACGCTTAAACAATGTAGGATCCAGTGGATTGTCTACGTCCGTCACTCGAACTAGAACCGACCAGTCTGCCACTGCCTTGACTTCTGCGATTTTAGTATCTTTCTCAGCGAGCTTAACTTCATATTCTTGAGCCTGAGTATGCAAGTCTTCCTGGAGCTTCTTCACACCCTCAGCAGGATTTAGTTCAGTAGCGACCTGACCAAGAACTGCCTCAATCAGAACCTCATCCGACTCATTCACACGGTCACCAATAAGAATACGGTCAAATGCCGTATAAGGTGCTTCTTGGCGAATTGCTACAAATGTTCTGTTGCTATCCTGAAGATACTTGTTAACTACTTTAAACGTCATATATTATCCTTCCTCCTTTGGTTTATCTAATTCTTCTGCCACTTTGTCAAATAGAGCCTTCAGCTCTTCATTTGACTGTAAGACTTTGTTGATTTTTTCAAGTTGCTTGTGGGCTTCTTGAAGTTGTTCTTGTGCTTCATCACGTTCAGCAAGGCTAAAAGCCTCATCGATTGTCTTATTTGTTAATTGAATGCCTAGATTTTGGATTACTTTTTCTGATGTGTTCATGTTCTACCTTTCTAATTATCTCCATTTGTTATAAAAACCTCTTCGATAATTTCCGTCATGGTTTAAATTATTGAAATTATCATAGATATCATCAAGTACTTTACTTAAAGAAACGCCTTTCAAAACAATCTCTTCAACTCCAACAATTCGTCTATCAATGGCGTCAATTGATAGAGAATTTACTCCAGCCTGACCGCTCTGCATGAAATCCATTGTCTGTCCATAGAACGTTATAGCTGTTTGAACTTTACCAGAGCCTCTAGCGTTCCAAATCTGAATACCTGCTGACGTGCTATCCATTGCATGTTTTCTGTTACGGTTACTTAACAATGCTGTATATGTACCATCAATCCCGTTGATTGTACCTGCGCCAAATGTTAGATACTGCAACGGCCGTCCTGGGAATTGGTTCCTAATACCTACACCAGGCCCGTTCATCTCTAACCACCCTGACTGCAAGTCAAATGTTGTGTTTCCGTTGATTGACGAAATGCGCCCGCCTCGAACGTGCTCGCCAGTGATATCGATTGACTGGACCTGAGTGATCGTCGCTCTTTGAGCAAACAATTCTTTAATGAATGCTTGTTGTGATACAAGTTTTTTAATGAGTGCTATATCAATCTTCATCTTATCAGCTGTGACTGCTTCAGCTCCTAAAATAGTCGTAGTGACTGAGCCAGCTTCGAAGTTAGCAGTCTTGAGTTTATCAATCATGGCCGATTTGATGACCGCATTATCAATTAAGGTGTCGCCTGTAATATGAGTGGCTCGGCCAACAATGCGGTTGTTACCATTAGCTCCAATGTTAATCCCAGCAATGAGATCTCCTGCGCTATTTAAGGACTTGATAGCAAAACTATCTTTCATCAAGGACATAGTTACTCGATTGTACTCGCTATTGTAGTCTGTACTATCCACGAATTCATTAGGAATTAAACGTTGGTTAATAACCATTGGTTTATGGATAACGATGTTGCCTGGGCTTGTCAGTGTAAACCTGATTGAGTACTCATTTAGCTCGCCCGTTCTTGGAATATCCAAGTAACCAGTGAATACCTGATTACCAGTTTTGGTAAGTAGTATTTGAGAGTTATAGTACATCCCAAGATTTGGAGTATTATCCAATAACTGAATCAAAACTCTACCGTCTCGTGGTACCTTATCGACAGCAATCTCGATACGATAACCAAGCCCCTCGCCCTGCTTCACAAACCTTTTTGTCAGAGGGAACCGAACCCCTAACCAGCCTGACATGGAGTCTGTGTAGTTAATTCGTATTCCGTCATGGTCGCCCCAACTGACACGTTCCAAGTGTTTATCGGTTGCGACCGATGAAATATACTTTGGAATTTTAGTCGGAGCATAAAATAGGTTGGTAAGATTGCTGAATCTTTTGCCAACTTCGACCTCAAACAATTCTGAGGTCAAGGCCATTCGGGCAATGTTTGAAGCAACGTTTGAATCCGTCCTACCCAAGATACGCTCATAAATCAATGAGGTTTCTTTGACTTGCTGAAAATCCAACCTATCTACCTTGTCAGCAATCTGACTAGATAGATTTGTGAATTGACCATCAACTGTTTGCTTGTACTCTGCTAATTTCGTCTTGTTGTCTAGCGTGATAGCTTCGAGTCTTTGACGTGTCCCTTCTGCATCTTCAACATAGGTTCTCTTCGAAACATAGTCACTAGCCAAGACTTCCCTGATTTCTGTCAGTTTATTCTCAGCCTCTTCTCGTGAGTAGCGTTTAAGTTCATCTGATAACTTCTCACGTTCTTTCTGAGTCGAGGTTTTAAAGGCGTTTAAATCCCTAGCATTGTCAGTAGCAATTCTCTTGGCTTCCTCAACGAGATCAGCATTTGCTCCAACTTTTCGTAGAGCTTCCTCTGCTTTAGCTTTAGTTTCTTCAAAACCTGATGGGTTGAACTCCTGAAATCGTCTGTTGATTTCGTCAGAGAGTTTTTGCTTGTTTTCTTCGGATTTTGCTTTAATTAACTCAAGGCCATCTTCAACTTCTTTCTTCAATTGATTTGATTGGTGTTCAAAAGCTAAATTAGCATTTCTAGCAGCTCTTTCAACTGCAATTTCTTGGGCTGAGTAGGTTGCTCCAAGGATCGCATTTGTTACATCAGAAAGACCATTCGATACTCCTGAACCTCCAAAACCAGCCTTATCGTCAAACTCTAAAGAAATGTATTCTTCTTTTAGTCCATCGTACTCGTAAGCAACAGCCTTTTTGAAAATATCAATATTATGCTTTAAGCTCTTGAGATTGACTGTGTCTCCTAAATGGACGATTTGTCCATCTAATTCATAAGCTTCAAGCTTGATTGAGTCAGAGACCTTGTCGATGCCTTCATTTGTGAATTTAGCCTGTGCCCACTTTTCCAACTCTTCAACAGTTTTAGCATTGTTATTTTCATACTCTTTTTCGTTAATGTACGGATATGAATTGATTAGTGGACTATCGACAGTAACCTTGATAGTCGTTTCTGTTTCAGAACCTTCAGGTTTAAAAGTCGATTTAGCATGGATTCTTGTGACAACATTTTGGCTGTTTTTGGTGCGTTGGTAGTCCTTCAGATTTTTGTGCGTTGTAATAACAACACCACGATTCTCCCCACGACTCTTCTTCACTGTCAGAGCGAAATTGTCCCGCACCAGCTCGCCTTCCCAAGTACCAACAATACTATGCTTACCATCCAGCAGTACAGAATAGATATTCTCTGTTTCTGTCATGTTGAATGTTCTGCGATCTTGAATATCGCTTGTAAATGAGAAATCCCCTAAATCGGTTTTGGCATTTTGAACCATCTGAGAAAGTGCTATTGAACAAGTTTGATTTGCAACCTGAACAGGCTTCACAGAACGCTGCATGATATCATCTGTAATGTGATATGCTGTAATTTCTAGATGGTCATTATTCTCAACAGGTTTTTTGATACGGAATAACTGAGGTCCTAAGACGGGTGTAGGACATTTTATCAGCATATCCTCTTTGATTTGTTTGTAAATTCCAGTATCAGAAATAGGATATTTTACAGTAAGAATAAAGTCGCCATTCATCGCTTCTTTGACAATCGAAGATATTGCTTCATGGAGTGGCTCTCCGTTCCATCGAACAGTTCTCACATTTTTATCAAGTAAATAAAGCAATTATGCCCACCCCCAACCCGTCTCGATTTCAAGTGATTGAATGCCTGGACCTAAAACGACACCGACATTCTTAGCTTTCGTTGGATCTACTGTGATAAAATCCCCTGACCATTTGACTGGTTTTCCTGTTGTTGTCTTAAAACTAGGATTATCAGGATTATTGACCATCACAAGCGACTCAGTGATTCGTTCAAGACGGATGACCTGACCAGCAATTGTAAATGAAGTTTCGTTAGCATTTTGGCCAACGATTGTGATTTTAGGAAATGCAAGAGCAGAGCCTTGAGTTGTCAAAACTCCGTTTCTTGTCAATCTTTGCGTATCAGTGGTTTTGAAGTATTTGGTTGGATGGCAAGTGAATTTCACATCCACAGTCCATGCACCAAAGTCATCTTTAATAATTTTGAATTCATCCACTTTATAGCACCAAAATTTCACACTTGGCTCTTGCTCATTCTCCAACCAAAATTTTTCACGATTTAGCAGAGAAGAAAAACGGTATATCTCTTCATCTGTTGGATTAATCAAGCTGATGTGGTAGCTTTTTTCAATCAATCCACGATGACTATTTGATTGAACAATTGCACCACTGATCCCATCATGTTCTAAAAGACTAGTTTTTGAGGAGGATACGATGACTTGTGGTCGTGTTTCAACCAGAATTTCACATTTAAATGATGATGTTTTCACTCCGTCAATGGTTAACTCATTAATTTTTGTCATGCGAAACCTCCTCTCAAATTAGTTTTTCTTTGTAGTTCTTCAGCAATACGTGTTCCTACTGCATCGGCTAGTCTGTTCAAGTCTGCTTCTTCTCTGATGGTTACACCTGAGAAGTTTACATTGATGCTATTTGATGTGTTCATCGTGTTTGCAATACTTTGCCCAATTGCTCCAAGTGTCGACTTATTAAGTGGAAGGATTGCTTCTGCACCAGCTTCTCCACCAATCATCGCTCTATTCCCATTCATTCCAAATAGAGTTGGTTTTGTCATGATACCACCCTTCGCATACCACTCGATTCCGATTCTAGGGATTTGGCCTTTTAGCCAATCAAGAGGATTTGCGGATCCTGATACACTAAAATGAGGTAATGGAATGTGTGGCCAACGAATATTAAAATTGAATAGGTTCTTAATTGTTTGAATAGCGTTAGATACTGCATTCTTAGCACCATCAATGGCATTTGAAATAGTTGATTTTATAGAGTTCCAAATATTGCTAGCAGTGGATAAGATGCCATTAAAAATATTTAGAATTGAACTTCCTAAATCTCTAAACATGTTAGAACCCATAGATGTCAAACTAGTCCATAAATTTGAAAGAAATGAAGTGAAATTTTGCCACAATGACTGTGCTCCTGTGACTAGATTTTGAAAAATTCCAGTTACACCAGCTACGAATCCAGTCCATAATGATTTCCCAGTTTCAACAATGTTAGTCCATAGATTTGACAACCATGTGAAGAGTGCTTGCCAGGAACTTATTGTAGTTGTATATATCTGTGTCCATAATTCTGAAATCCAGTTTGCAAATCCATCCCATAAATTTTTAAACCATTCGGATATTTCACCCCAATTCATAATTGCTTGGATGATTAGAGTTATGATAGCAATCGCAGCAACTATTGCAGCGATAACAATCCCAATAGGTGCCCCTATTGCCCCTATTGCAATGACTAGAGGTGCAATAGCTCCAAGAAGCATCAATACAGCAGTTGTAACCAGTCCGAGAATTACAATGGTCTGTTGGTCAGTTTCGTTAAGGCTTGTAAACCAATTAACAGCAGATTCAAGCATGTTCATCAAAGGTTCTAATGCAGGGATAACAGTTTCTAGCAATTTTCCCCCTATCTCAGCAAGACCTTCTTTCGCTTTGTTAGAATAGGTTGTTAATTTATCAATCGGATCTATCGTCTCATCAAATGTTGTTGATACAGTACCTGATGAGTTTTTTGCTGCTTCGGCTAAATCATTAAAACTAAACGCTCCTCGTTGGATTGCATCTACCATTTTAGGAGCAGCTCTATTTCCGAAAACTTCAGAAGCAATACGAATTGCTTCGGTCTCACTAGTAGCATTCTGAATCGCATTTACGGTCTGGTTCAATCCCTCAGTTAATGTTTTACCGTTTTTAGCGTAATTCACTGTAGCTTTTGAAAGCGATGCTAAAGCTGCAGAAGAGTCAATTCCACTCTTTTCAAATCTACCAATTAATGTCGCCCCCTCTTCAAAAGATAATCCTAGCATCTTAATCTGTGGAGCTCCATCTATAGCTTTTTGAAAAATAGAATCATAAGATTGGCCTGTGTCCTGTCCAACCTTTGTTACTGAGTCCAATACTCTTGCCAAATCCTCGTTGGATAATCCGTAGGCGTCAATTGCCTTCTTAGCATTAATTGCAGAATTTGAGATATCTTCTCCAGTTATTTTTGAATACTTCAATAGATACTCTGCTGAATTTTTTAAAGTCTCTCCAGTAACCCCAAATTGTGTATTTAACTCACCAACTGCGTCAGCAGATTCTTTAAATGTGGTAGCAGGTAATGATGTAGCGATTCCTTTTGCTATTTCCTGTAGTCCTAATAAAGCATCTCCAGTCAGTCCAGTCTTTGTTGTAACAGTATCCATTGCTTCGTCAATTTCAGACCATGCATCCACTGTCTTTTTACCAACATCAACCATTTTTTGACCTAGTTGACCTGCCTTTTCAGCAACGTTCATCATTACGTCAGCTTTTAAGTATCCTGTAGCTTCTTTAATGCTCCCTGTAGCTGAGCGACTTGAATCACCAAGATTCCCCATCGCTTTATCTATTTTTAGAACCTCAACTTCTGCTTGTCCAATTTCATTTTGAAGTTGTCGCCATTCCTCTGTTCCAATTTTTTCCTTTCCTAATTCCTCTTGTTTCCGTTTCAACTCCTGGACCTTGTCCTTGGCTAATGAAGATTGTTTACTTAATAACTTCATTTTTTGTTCGGATAACTCTACATTTTTAGGATCTAATTCTAGCTTCTGGTTGACGATGTCAAGTTCTTTTGCGACATTGTTGATTTCTTTATTGAGATTTAAAATAGACTTTGGATTTCCTACATCCTCTATTCTTTTCTTTGTTGATTCCATAGCTCTATCAACAACTTTCATTTGAGATTCAACTTTGTTAATCTCAATCTGTAGCTTGTTCCATTGAGCTGAACCAACTTCTGACTCTCCTAGGGCTTTCTGTTGTTTTTTTAACTCAAGTATTTTTAGAGAACTAACACGAGCTTGTTCTTGCAAATTTGTTAATTTTCTAGTTAATAGTTCGACATTGTCAGGATCCATTTTCAATTGTTTATTGATATTTGTGAAATCCTTTTTCAAACTTGCAAGAGCGCTGTTGATCCCTTTTACAGATTTTTCAAATTCAACTGTATTAGCTCCAAATTTTACATACAGCCCTTCAAATGTCTCTGCCATTGATTACCTCCTTTCATTTTTAGTCAGACATTACATTTAGCAATTCTGTGTTTGATAATGTTTTCTTCTCATTTTCATTGACGCTCATTTGATGTAATGTCCCCATTAAATAATTAAAATGTTGACTTTCTGCCCAAAAAACATCCATTCGATTTTCAAAAACAACCTTATAAATTTTTTCAGAAGTTATGACTTCTGTTGAGGCTTTTTTCTATCTTGAGGGACCTTTGCATGGCTACGATTGAATTCATAGAATAATTCAGAGAAGAATGTAATATCTAGTAAATCCCCAAGCCATGGAGCGAGCGAAGCAGTTTCAGCGGTCATATCATTCTGAATTAATCGTCCATTTTCTACTTCACCATATAAACAAGGTATTACTTCTGTTAAGAAGTTCATAAAATCTGGATCCATTAACAAAGGTAATAGCTGAATTTTTTCGTCATCGGTAAGATTTGATAACTCCGTTTTAATCCCAGTTTTAGAAGCAATCTGTGTGTATACCAAAATTGCTTTTTGATTGTCGTCAAAGAAGTTTCTTCCAGTACGTTGTTCATACATTTTGATAGCAGGCAGAGAATAAAGAAAGCGTACCGTTTCGGTACGCTCTACTTCTTCCCCGTAGCTATCAAAAGTAGTGAATGATAGCTCTTTTTTAATCATTTTATCCTCCTGGTACGATTGCTGTTGTTCCTAAAGCTTCATTGATAAAATCAATCAATTTCGTTGGGCTACTTGAAGCGAACAATTTATCAAATTTAGCACGGACAACCCCCTTGTCTGTATCACGCCATACAATTTCTGAAACAGGTTTTTTATCTGAATCTAGAATGAAATTGTTAGGTGACGCAGTACATGGAATTTCGATTTCTTTTGGTGTAGCAGAGCTTTCATCTGTTGCAGTGTTGCCTTTTGGAGCTGATGCTTTTACATTGGTCCAGATGTGGAACTCTTCAACCTCAGAACCAAACTCGTCTGTAACCGTTTCAGCATATCCCCAAATGAAATTCGCATTCACACCAGTATCGATGAGCGCTGGAGGAGTTGAATTTGTCAGCTTTTTACCCAAGTGATCAACCATGAATTGTTTAGGAATTTGATAAGTCGTGATGGATCCCTCAGTTGATTTCTTACCTTGAAGACGAACGTGCTCCACATTGTCTGCGTAGTATGCATTTGATTCTTGTGAAGTTTCAAAAGATGTTTTTCGCAATCCTGTAAATGGATACGGATTTTTTAAATCGAGTGCGCCAGATTCTGTTTTTGAAATCTTAGCAAAGAATCCCATGGCATTACCATGAGTAACCTCTCGTGTTTCATATTTATAAGTCATTGTGACTCCTTCCTTAATTTGGTCTGATTTTTATTGATTTCATATTATTGAGAAAGATTTCTTTATTTTTGAGATAAGCTGGTCTGATGTGTTCTTGAGGTGCTACAAATCCACCATTTTTTGTTGCGTGGCCATTTTCTAACAAGTGAGCAAGCGACTTCTCTTTCCCATTGTTATATACTACAGCAATATCTTCAATGGTCTCGTGAGTCCATCCTTTTTCATATACTCCGTTTCTTCTAGGACTTCCGTCTCTAATGTCTCCAGCTGTGCTTTTTCCTGCTTTTTCTATTATTTCTAAAACTTGACTCTGGATATCGATTTTTAATGTTTTCGCATTAACGCTACCACTTCCCACTTGTGAATACCTCGATTCTGTAAGTTGTAAGTAAGTAATCTGTATCAGGCTGTTTTAGATTCAACTGACTAGGTTCACACATAAAATTAGACAACATCAATTCCTCAATGCTGTCTAGTTTCTTTTTGTGATAGTGACTGATTTGAATAGTCACCTTTCTCATATGTACTGTGTCATCAGCAGTAATACTACTACTCGGAGTTAAACGATAGTAAAGAATAACGTTGTCAGGAGAGGATTTTTCCTCACGTTCCATATAGAACACTTTTGATTTTAAAGTGTTTTTTTCTAGAATTTCTTGAATTTCTTTCCTGGTGAAGAACTTCTTAGCCATTATTTCAATTCTCCTAATTCAATTATTGTGTAGTGGCCATCATCAGATTCAGTTCCAACATTTACCTTGTACTCTTTCCCTTTGTACTTCACGTAGTCTAAGGAATCTGTTACATAGTTAGAACGTATCCGAAATCTTGCTGTCAAAACTTGACCATCTGCCAAAGCTTTATCAAGTCTACGTTGGTAGATTTTCTCTTTTTCAGCTTTGACTTTCTTTTCTACAACTTGTTTTTCAAAAACACCTTTTTCGACCTCTGTACGCTCATCGTAGCAAAGGATGATTGATACTCTAGATGATTTCATTATTTAACTCCGTAAATAGCTTTTAATTGATAGAGAATATTTGTCAATTCTTCATCAATCCAGCTCATTGTTGTTGAGTTTCCTGTCATCAAGGATCTATCAAACCTCTGAACGCATCTCAAATGTAACCAATCTAAAATTGTTTCTTTATCATCCTCTTCAATCTCATCCCATTCTGTTAACTCACTTTCTTTATTGATGCGAGTGATAGGAATGTTGTTTCTCGTTAGATATGAAATCCCACTATTTATGTAGCTTAAAAGTTGATTGTCGAAGATTTCTTCTTCGACATCAACTTCAACCATTTCTTTAATTTTGTTAAGGATTGTCATTTTAGACTCCCCTTTCTATTTAAAATCAACCTTTTGTGAATTTCACAGCTGATTTGTACTGACCAAGTCGGCCACCAAGCACGCTAGCAAGTTCGATATGACGTCGATTCATAGTTACATCATAATCTTCAAAGCGATCAGCAGAGATATCATCACCAATCATCTTATAAGCCTTATCAGCAAATGCGATAATTGGGTTAGTCGCATCTTCCATCCAGTCATAGACATATACTTGGTAACCAGCAATGATATTTCCTGTTTGTGAAATTGGTGCGAATGGTTGTGGATCAATGTAGCGTTTTTCGCCATCCTTAACCATTTTAAGTTTACGAGCAATGGTTTTTGAAGTTACCAAAATTGGAGTTGTATTTGCAGCAAGTTTATCAATCCCTTTGACGAGATTTTCTAAAACAGTACTGTCAAATTCCCCGTCAACACTGATTTCTTGTGTATCAAATAGTTGAGCAAGTGTTTCTTCTGCAATAGATTTAATTTCAGTGATTTTGTCATCATCTTCATTAGTCTTGCCATCGCCGATAACAACAGCACGTTCAACTGCACGGATGAATCCTTGTGCTAACTCATTCATCACATAGTTGAAGTAAGCACCTGTTGTATCCTTCTTCAAGTCAGCATACTCAAAACTGTACTTGATGTAGACAGCTGCAGAGTTGATTGTGTAATCGATAAATGTAAAAGATTCATCTTTCTTTGTTTTGCCATTCTGATGACCTTTAGCTTTTGCTTGTTGCGTTTGAAGCGCAACACGTACTGCATAACGAGGATCTTTGGTTACATGGTTAAGGATACCGTCGTAGTCATTAAATGCATTTTGGATTGCAATCAATACTGGTTCAGGTAAGATTTTGTTAACATCAGTTACACCTTTTTCAACAAGATTTGCTTCCCACGCTTTTCGGGCACTGTTTGAGCTTCCCTCGTTATCCATGAGGATTCGAGCGAAATCAAGTGCAGCTTCTTTTGTTTTTAAGTATTCCATTTGTGTCTTGCCTTTCTGTACTTCCTTGATAGATTTAGCAGCTTTACTAAGATTGTATTCTTTTTCTTCGATTTCAACATCTAAATTAGAAATTGTTTCCTTGAGTTCCTCTGCTTTGGATACCAATTCTTCTGCATCAGATTTCAACTGTGCAAGTTCTTCTTCTCCAATAGTTGCTGACTTCAATTTCTCTTCGATTGAAGCTTTTTTTAATTTGACTGCAGATAACTCATCTGCTTGTTTTTGTCGTTCTTCCATCAATTCGACTAGTGTTTTCATTTTTTTCTCCTTTTTTAAATTGTTGCAAGTTTACTCATGATGTCTTGCTTCATGTTCGCCTGAGCGATTCGCTTGTCAACCACAGACATATCAAATCCCTTAATATTATCAACGGTTGCTTGAGGATTGGATGGCACGGTCACGACAGATATTTCAAAGATTTCAACTTCTTTAAAAATCAATCCACCGTAGGGTTGCTTAGCGTCAACTGGCTCATAATCACTAACAAAAAATCCAATGCTCAGGCTATCCAATGCCCCCATCTTCATGAGGTCATAGGTTTTCTTAGCTTCTGGATCACTTAGATTAAATGTTGACCGTGTTCGCAGACCTTTTTCATCTACCGACAGCTCATGCTTACCGATGACACGGTTGCGGTCGTGATTTAAGCACATAGGGACGACGGCCTTAGTTTTCAGGGTATTGTCAAAACACCCCTTGGCCATCACATCGCCATCTCTGTCGGTATTGCCATAGGTGGAGGCATAAGCCTCAAAGTGAAAGTCAGCTGACTCTTCCTCAACTGACTTGACGACAAAGGTTTTTAACTTTTCCATATCCTACCTCCTTTCTTAAAATTTCTGCCAACCGCCCACCCTATTTTTAATTACTTTCGCTCGGCTCAATACGGACTGCATTTAGATTGGTTTCGAATACTTCTCCACCTTCATATCCTGGAAGTCCTAGATAGGTTTCACGGAATTCATTTGAATTCATCAAACCTGCGTATTTAGATTTAAATCCACCTTCTACTAGATCCTTGAATGAAATCATGTCAGCCATATCAAAGAAGACCAAGAGCTTGTTTCCTTGTGTCCTTGCCGTCTTCGTGAAATATTTTCTATTAATTTCTTCTGAGAATACACGTTGATATAATTTCATGACGCTAGAATAGTAAGCTCTATATTGTTCTTCTGTGTAGTCACAAGTAAACAATTTCTCATTAATCCCATGAGCATGATAAAGTTGAGATTTCAGAAACTCCATTTCTTCTTTAGAAGCGGTTGAGTAATCTTTGTTTAATTCCATAAACTCTTCACCTTGCTCGAGATAGGCAATGCCACCATTTGCAGCAAGTTCCATCATGCTATCAACTCGATTCTTAGCTTGTTTCTTCAAATGTTCATCTGCTGCTTTAGTTGGTAATTTTAAGAATCCTCTCAACTTTGAATTCCCTCTGCCTAACTTCTCAGTTAACGCATCAAGGTTGATATCAATTAATTCTGTGATTTGGTTTAGTTGACTTGTCACATTTAATTTAGGATTCTCAAAAACCCATACATCACTAAGAGGCAACTCAATCTCTATATCATCAATCATGATTTCAACTCTCTCTGCAGTCCATGATATTGTTTTCTTTGCAAGCCAAATTTCAATCAGTCGACCATTTTCCCAACGTGGAACAACGACTGCAACACCATCTTTCAGCATAGCTCTTGTTACATTTGCCCAAAATACAACTGGTACTTCAAGGGGATTTGGAGAGAAAGATAAAACATTTGCAAGATCACTATTTTCAAACCACTCCATCTTATCAACTCCTGTCGGATTTCGAGTGATTCTTACATGCTTGAATCTAACTTGTGCAGTATCTGTTGAAATCTTATTGTAGATATTATCTAAGTAAATCGAATTTCTTCTCCAATAATTCAAATTTCTTTGTAAATAGGTTCTTGTGGATTTTCTATTGCTTGGTCTAAAAATCCTAGCAAAAACCTCTCTTAGATTATTTATATATTTGTTCATTCTTCACCTCAATCAAAGTAATAACTCAAGTCTTCCTTGAGATTTTCGTAGCAAATAAAAGCATCTAACTGACTAGCAAATACGTCAATCTTTTCTTTTGCCTTTTCTTTATTTGGAAATACATTGTTATTCGCATCTATCTTGACACGAACATTGGCATGGTTCCAAGTTGCCACAGGATCATTAAATATGATTTTCCCCATCTTGGCTTTTTCTTTATACACTTTTAAAGGATTGGATAAGCTCTTGACCGTTTGTGGAATGTCGTGACATATATCTCCGTAGTAGTCATTAATTAAGCGGATAAGCTCTTTTGCATTCCAGCGGTCATATCCAACTGCAACTGGTAAGATTCTATTCTCACTCATGAACTGTCTTAACTCTTCAAAGATATAAGATTGGTCATTGTAATCCAACTCATGAACATGAAGCTGTCCACTAAGCTCCCACTCAGCGTATTTGTCCCTCAGTTCTTTCGGAAGTCCTTCAATCGTATGACGTGGCATGAATTTCTTGTTCAAATACTGACGCTCTTCCCCACGCACGACCATAAATGAGACCGAACAAATATCATTGACATCCGACAAGTCAACACCAAGTACACATCGAGCACTTCGTTCCTCATCTCCGACAAATAAATTCTCATCAAACTTATCTGACCAACCCTTACACTCTTCATTACTGAAGTAAGCAAGATAGTTATTAACAGGGAGATTAAATGTTTTAGCCATCAGCTCAGCCTGTTGTGCTGGATCATTCTTGCTCATTTCGATATCATTGGCAATCGTCTCCTTCTCAGTCGTTATACCAAGTAAAGGCATAGCTTTCTGCCACATATCTGGATTGTGAATTTCAGAAACATCATCCAGCTGATAAATCCAAGGCATGACCGAATCATTGACAATCTTTTCATCAAGGATATCTACCCAAATGTTGTAATACTTATCAAACAGCTTGTCACGTTTCGTCCCATTCGTGGAGATGTACCATGTTATCCAATTTTTTCGCTTACGACTCGAACCATCATTAACAACCTTGATGAAGTCATCATCATAAGTATGCACCTCGTCAAAAATATTGTAGTGTGCATTAGTACCATCAAGGCTTTCATAGTCAGAAGTCTTGATTGACATAAGACTGTTAGTTGTCTCGTACAAGATCCCTTGCTTAGTTGACCGTAGTATGTCAGCTTCACGCATATAGTGTAGCAAACTCTCTTCGTTCGACAGCATAGCTCTAGAAGCATTAAATAGATATCCAGCTTGTTCACGACTGTAAGCTAGAAGCTGAATATCAGCACCCCACTCACCGTCAATAATCTGTCCAACTTCACCAATAGCAGAACCAAGGGTTGTTTTGCCTGTACCACGAGGTACAATAATAGGCACCTCATGAATGAGACGCCTTTCTTCAAAATCTTTATATTCTTCAAGTGTATCGGGATCTGTTTTTGTAACTTCAACTGTATGGTAAAAACCCCACGTTGTTTCTAGCCAAACCTTCTGAGGTAAGGCCAAACGTAACTTGCCAGCAAGACCTTTAGTATTGCTGCACTCTTCCTCAATGAACTCAATCCGTTTGTCAGCTTCTTCTTGTTTAAAGATGTATTGCTCCTTGTACCTCTCTACTCGTTTAATCGACTTCATCGTAAGTTCACAAACACGAATCTTCCCTGAGTAAACCAGCTGAGCATATTTATCAAAATATCTCATCTTAACCATATCGAGCCAACTTCTCCTGAATCATTTCTTTGAGGCTATCACCCTGTGGACTTTGCTTTTCAATCGTTGACATAATCTGCATGTTTAGCTTTTGATACTTTTCCATTCCATCAAGCAAATACTTATCAGGTAGCTCACCGTCATTGATGACTTTATTGATTTCCAGTTGGAAGTTTTCAATAACTTTTTGATTATGATTGTATTGAGTTTTAAGATTTTTTAAACCTACTGAATCATTATCATTAATTTCAAGCATTTTTTCTTTTGGAATCAGTTTAAAAGTCTTACGAGATAGCTCTACACGTTCCTCTCTTGTATACTTTTGTCGTTGATTTGCAAGCTTTTCTAACTCTTTGAACTGACTTTTTGTGATATTCGACCGAGTTTCTTCAAATATGCCTAGCTTTTTTCGATACCTGGTGAGGGTAGCACGACTTATTCCTAGCTTTTCTAAAACTTCATTGATTTTCAAAATCATGCTCCTTTCTTGTATCAATTTTCGTCATTTTTGGGGGAGAGGTATATAAGAGGATTGACACCGTTATTATTTTATGTGTGTGAAAATTTAAAATAGGGGGGATCTGATAAAAATCAAAAAATCAAAAATTCAAAAATTCAAAAAAATAAAAAAATAGAAAAATAAAAAATCAAAATAAATTAATATTCCGATTTTCTAAATTTAAATTTATTTTACTTTGAAATGTTTTTGTATTATGACACTCGAGACAAAGTAGTTGCAGATTATCTTCGTTGAGAGTAATAGACTCATCTTGATAATTAGTTTCATCAATCTCTATGATATGGTCGACAATGCTCTTGCTATGAATTAAACGTCCACACATATCGCAGCGCATACGCTTTGTACTTCTGATTTTATTTCTCAGAGTTCTCCAAGGTTTCGAGTTGTAAAATTTAATTTGCCAAGTTCTAAACCAGTCAGAGTGTTTAGGATTGTTAAAATAAGCCATCGCCTATGCAGTACCTTCAACTTCTGGATTTTTTTCATGATACAAATATATCAGATTCATTTTGTCAATTCTATAACTTTTTTTGACAAGATTTATTTTTGAGTTTTGAATTTATATAAAATATCCCTGTTGAATTAGTTATATCTTATATTTTATCCAATTTTGTTTCACATCCAAAAACTAGTATTGGCAATACCTCGGGCTTTTTTTAATATTTAAACTAGAAACTCCCTCGTTATAGATAGTTGAAAAAAACAAAAAAATATTAGAGGCTAAAATTACTCATCTTAGTATCAAGTTCATCTTGCCTTACACAAATATAAATTAGTGTGACTGCTGGACTTGAATGATTAAATAATGACATCAAGTCTGCAACGTTCTTGTACTTCTTGTAGTAATGATAGCCAAATGTTTTTCGCATAGTGTGAGTACCGACATTGTCAATCCCTAAGTCTTCAGCAGCTCTTTTAAGAAACCAGTAAACCGTCTTATAGCTAAGTGCTTTGTTCTTTCCAACACGACTCTGAAATAGATACTCATGTGGTTCTTTATCTTTGACAAATTCCCTCAATTCATTCTTAAGAGGCCTTGTCATTTTGATGCTCTTGTATTTCCCTGTCTTTTGTTCCCTAACTTTAATGTGCCAACCTTGAACATCTTTAACCTTTAGTTTGAGAATATCGCCAACACGAAAACCTGTGTTGATTCCCAAAAGAAATAACATATAATACTTTTTATTCCAAGATGATAGATATTCCTTCATGGATTGGATATCATCCTTATCTCTTAACGGTTCAACAATATTCATAGTTCTTTGCTCCTTTCACAAAAAAATAAAGCACTGAATTCTTTCAGTGCTTTTGATAGTATCAATTTATCATATTCTTTTTGTCAATGCTATACCTTTTTTTGACAATTTACATAAATAATAATTTTGCCAGTGTATCTAGAATGACTTCACGTCTTCTGTAGATCTGCTTGCTATGCCTATACAAATATCCAGTCTCTCCGTTTTCCATGATGTGCCAGACTTGAATCCAATCATACCCAGTATGTTCTCCCCAACGAAGATAAAAGATTTTTTTGTCATCTGCTTCTAGATTTTCTAGCAATTGGGAGATAGCTTTTTGGAAATTTTCTAATCTTAAAATCATCGGATCACTTGCGTATGCGATAGCTAAATTCTCGGACCTGTTAACGAATGTCCCACTACCACTTGTGCCTGTATCATCAATGCCAGGAACAGTAAGGTGTTTCACTTCGTACAGTCGTTCTAGTTCATGCCTACGCTGACCAATAAGTTTGTCAATCTTTAAGTACTTATCATCGAGTTCAAACTCAAGATAATCCCTCCTTGATTTTGTTAAATTCTTCTTGACCAACTCTTACCTCCTGTCTTAAATAATTTTCCCATCAAAAACTAATGTAATAGTTCCTGTACCATCTCTATGTTTAGAGACTAAAGCACGACAATCTGAACCGAGCTCGATTCCTTCAATCGTAATACTGCGTTTTATGTTGTTAACGTTGATGATTGCACCATTCGATGTTTTAATCCTCATTATCCACCTCCAGAAGTTCCTGATTTTCGTAGATGTTCCCAATGACTTTGTAATACGGTAGAAATTCCTTTGTGATGTCAATCCGATAGGTACGACTTAGACCATCACCGTACCAGCGACCTTTGTCTTTGTCATATTTGACAATAAAGGTATATTCTGTCTGTATCTGATGATGTAAGATATCACCTTCAAAAACTTCTGTACCTTCCTTGTCACAAAGTCCTGTTGATTGCATGAGTTCGATTTTATCCGCTCCACGTAAGTTCGTGATACCGTAACCGATAGACTCAAATTCCCCACAGTCAAAATTAATCTGTTCCACTACATACATTTCATTGTTTAGCTTGTCCCATGCTCTAAAACTTGGATTCATCTGGCAAGTCCTCCCATTTCACGAAACTACCATCAATCCATCTACCTTTACGGTCTTTGATTTCTTGGTAAGCCAGTTCAAAACATTCATCAAAATCATATCCAAGATTTTTTAGATATCCAATGCATCGTATTAGATTGTGTCTGCACATTTCCTTACTTGCAAATCCTTGCGAGAGTTGAAACTCACTAATGTTTGCATTGATTGAGATTAATGTTTCTGTAATTTCTTTCTTTCGTAAACTACCGGATAATTTGAAAATCTGATTCACATCTTCTTTAATGAGCAATGCCAGACCGACAATAACAACTGCACAGTCTCCGATGCTGTCTTTCATGACTTTCTCATTCTTCTTGAGATAGCCAGCGCATAGTTCACCAAATTCTTCACTGAGCTTTAAAGACTGCTTGTCTAATCGCCCACCGTTTTCTAGATCACGGTCAATAAACCATTGCTTTACATTTTCTAGTGTGTTCATAATTCAATATCATCTCCTATCTCAATATTTTTATATCGTTCTTCACTCACCACAAACACGTTACCATTTACCGTGATAGTGAATAGACTTCCAATTTTTCGTTTTTCTTCAACCTTGCCAGTGATAGCGTATTTACTGTCAGCATGATAGACTAGCAAGGGTTTTTGTGCTTCACGCTGCATGAATAACAAGCAAGTAGATAATAGGCAATAGCCAATTAAGAAGCGTTTCATTATTTGACTTCCTCATTCATAATTTTATTAAATAGTTCTTTGTCAATAAGCCCACGTTCCAACATGATTTTGACTGTTACCACAATCTCGTTCAATTTGTTAAATTCTTTATCAGGTAATGTAACCATAGTAATTCTTTCCATTCACTAAAACTCCTTGCTTTTAATTTCTCCAGTAAGTCTATTTTTTGAAATATGACTTGTAAAACAAATATCGTCTGCATATGTATAATAATCAGCGATTTCTTCGACCCATTGACTTCTTGTGTATGGATATCTGTTTGGTCGTTCCATCACTCCACCTCATCTTTTAATTTAACTGCAATCTCTAAGTAAAATTTTTGGTCAGGTATATCCAAAACCATAGTATCGTTTTTACCGTCAGACTCAACGATAATTTTTCCGATTTCTAAAACTAAGTCTTCAATTGTGCTATTTGTCGTAAGGTTCATCCTTCCACCTCCTCGACTTCCACTACCTCACAATCAAACACCCATCCGAAATCATCAGCTTCTAATTCTTTCTTTGTGTGATATGGACTAAATGCACCACATTCTGTTAGGCTCCCCCAGTACCAATGATTATTTTGTAGCTGGTGTTTCAAGTATGCACTATTAGTATCAATATTTTTCATCTTCACCAAATACCGCTTCTCTTTCTCGACCTCGTAGCCATACTTCCAAGCAAGAGTGAAGGTTTCCATATTATCATCTGCAAAAACCCAATCATAAAATTTATCATCTCTTTTGGTCATCATCATTGCGTCAAAGATGGTATAATCGTATTTTCTCGCATACTCAATTTTATCAGCAATAAATTGCGGGATTGTGACCTTTTCGGGTTCATCTAACTGACTGATTAACCCCAAAACAATTTTCTTGTCAACATACGGTCTAATGCTAGTAATACTAGTGAGACTTGGTAAAGCTTCAATTTTTTTGATTAGTTCTTTAACTTTCATCTTCCAACTCCTTAATCTTACGTTTAAATTCCTTCACTCGTTTTTTCCAGTATCCACGTTATTCTGCTCGTGAATGTGCAAGTGATTTAACACATGGTTCAGTTAGTTCAGAAATATGTAATTCTGCTTTTTCGATTTCTTTCTTGTAGTTCTTGATAAGCTGCTTCTTTAAGTCATCATTCATATAAATCACCTAAAACGGTAATCCATCATCTGGAATATCCATCGGATCACTTGTTCCAAAACTTGGTGGCATCTGGTTTTCCATGCTTGACTGATTCGCAAAATTATCCTTCTTTTCAAGAGTTTGAAAACTTTCAGCTACCACTTCCGTCACATAGACACGTTGACCTTGTTGATTATCATAGCTACGAGTCTGGATGCGGCCTGTGATTCCTACCAGGTTCCCTTTTTTGCACCAGTTTGCGAAATTTTCAGCCTGCTGGCGCCACATAATGCAACTGATAAAATCAGCTTCACGATCACCTGCCTGATTCTTAAAATTGCGATTCACTGCCAAACTGAAAGTCGCAACTGCAACATTCGATGGTGTGTATCGAAACTCAGGGTCACGAGTCAAGCGACCTACTAAAACAACGTTATTGATCATCTTTCTTTTCCTTTCTTGCTGCACGTTCCCCGACTAAGTAGCCGAGAAATAGCCACAGAATAGCCATTCCAAATTCTTTAATAAGTTCAATCATTTTCTTCTCCTTCTGAAAAAGTTGCTAAATAATAACAGTCCTTAGCACCGTAGTCGAATCGTGTTGTCCGTTTTCCGATGTGCTTATGAAATCTTGGGTGAGTTATAGCCGAGAATGCCCATTGATGGTCTTCCATCCGTTCAATGAGATCATCAACATTATTAAACGTCCCAAGGAAGAATTGACAGTGCCCGTTATAGACGAAGTAAAGATTTAACATTAGTATCTCCTATCCTTCATACTGGATGGATATACAAAACATTTTCCTGTTGCTCCTTCAAAAATTCGACTAGAGAGAGCACCATTCCCAAAATCATCAGAATAAAGCTCTTTAATCTCTTCACTACTCAAATTCGTATTGATAATCGTATTTGTCCGATTATCCAAGATCTTGAACAATATCTGATGAGTCCATTCATTTCGCTTTGTATCAGCTTTACGACTTTCTTTCCCAAGATCATCTAAAAACAGGAAGTCTACTTCTGATAGCAACTTAACCATCTTAGCTTCTGAATAACCATTATCAAACTCAAAGCTTTCTCGAATCTTGTCGAATAAGGTAACAACTGAAACAAAGAGTACGCTTTTAGGTTCATCATAGGACTTGAATTGCTCATTGATAAAACGAGCCAAGCCATAAGTAAGATGACTCTTCCCGACTCCAGAAGGTCCTGTGATGATGGCATTGCCAGTTTTACCTTTGGCATATTCACGTTCCAACCGCTTCACAAAATTCATAGCCTTTTCATCAATATCAACCTGAATCTCATAGTCATGAAGTGACTTGATGGAAAGCTTACTTGAAACGATACTATCACGAGCAAAGACTTCGTAAGTATCCGATAGCTTACTCTTTACCTCGGATTCCATATTCAACTGCTTTTCAAAGAGACGAATGTTTTCTTTCTCGCATTCAGGACATTGATTGATTTCCACAACCTTGCCCTTGATAGGAATTTTGACAGACCAAAGATGGCATCCATGGATTTCACAGACATCATCAAGAACTGTTCTAGTTCTAAATTGTTTAAATTGTTTCATCTAAAATCCTAACCTTTCGTCTGTTTTCTTCTCACGCTTCACAACATTTCCTTGATTTAAATAACCATCGAACTTCGTTCCAAAGAGAGTTTCTGGTCTCAAGTATTTCGCATACTTCGTACCTGACCAATCCTTAACCATGTTATCAATCACCTGTTTAAAGTCATCTAGTCGATATCCTTCAGACCATCTAGCCTTAATCAGAGATCTGTTCTTCTGAACATTATCTCTATAATTCTTTCCAGTCTTTGAATTGAGATAATCGATAATTTCTTTGTAAGGGATATTGTCAGGTTCTTTAGGATAGGTAGTTAAGCTATCCTCATCTAAGCTAACCTTACTTACCCTATCCTGTGTATCCGAATGGTATCCATTTGGTATGACATTTTCCAAAGGTTTTAACACAGCTGTTTTTGAGTGGTCATATTCTAGTTGATTTTTTTCATCCTGATGTAAAGTGGACTGAAATCTGTCAGATCTGATATAATTGTGGATTCTCCAGTGTCGGATAACAACCACTCCACTTTCAAACGGAATCAAGAATCCTTTTGCGATAAGTAACTTCATGTCATCATCACTTGCCCCAATTGTTCTCTGGGTAGTCTTAGCCTTGTCAATGAACCCTTCATCATCTGCCCCCATATTAAGATGGAAATAGAGAGCTTGTGATGATAAAGGCATCTCAAGAAATCTGTCTGTTTCAGTAATCTTCCTGCTAAACATTCTTCGTTGTGCCATCTTCTACTCCTCTACACTTGAAAATTTTGTGTACTCTTTGTGAAAATACAACTTCACTGTGCCTAAACTGCCATGCCGATTCTTTTCCAGAATCAGCTCGGTTACATTGTTAGCTTCTTGACTGTCTGCCTGTTCCTTCTGATAGTAGGCCTCACGATACAAGAATGCTACGATATCAGCATCTTGCTCAATCGAGCCAGACTCTCGCAAATCTGCCAGCATCGGCCGTTTGTCTTGTCTTTGTTCAACTGCACGACTTAATTGAGATAAAGCAATGACTGGTACTTTTAAATCTTTTGCAAGTATCTTCAATTCCCTAGAGATTTCAGAAACTATTTGCTGACGATTTTCTCCTCTCGATCCAGTAATTAACTGCAAGTAGTCAATGATAATAACACCAAGCCCACCCATTTCTTGGGCAAGTTTTCGAGCTTTTGAACGAATTTCTGAAATACGAATGCCTGCTGTATCATCTACGAAGATAGGAGCATCATAGAGATTGCTTTGAGCATGCACAAGCCTTCTCCATTCGTCCGTACTTAAATTCCCTGTTTTTAAATGATAAGCTGGAACCATCCCCTCTGATGCCACCATCCGTTCAATTAAGTCTTCTGCTCCCATTTCTAGTGAAAAAATAACAGTTGGTTTATTTTCTTTCACAGCTACATGCTTTGCTATATTCAACGCTAATGCAGTCTTACCCATAGCAGGACGTGCAGCAAGAATGATAAGGTTATCCTCATGAAGACCTGTTGTAATCTTATCTAATCCTATGAAACCTGTAGAAATACCTGTCACAAATCCATCTGTCTGCGATCGAGTCTCAACTATTTGCATATGTGTGTCTATGATATCGGCCACATTACGAAATCCAGTACCTGCATTTTGATTACTGATATTGAGTAAGGATTTTTCAGTTTTAGAAATGATGTCACCAATCGATACATCACCTTGGTAGGCACTAGATAATGAATCAGACAAGTCAGCGATGACTTTCCGAAGAGTTGCCTTCTCTTTTACTAATTTTGCGTAATGCTCCACATTTTTTGAAGTTGGTGTTGAATTTACTAACTCGACAACGTAGTTTATACCACCGATATTTGAGATGTCGCCTTGATTGGTAAGAGCAGACACCATAGTCGTAGCATCGATTGGCTCACCTTTTTCAAGCAATGACAACATAGTTTTAAATACAATCTTGTTGGCAGGCTTGTAAAAATCGTCAGGAGTCAATTCGTCTGCAAGTGATGTCATCGTTTCCGGTGATATAAAGATAGCACCCAGAACCGACTGCTCTGCAACTAGATCATGAGGTAGTATTCTAAAATCTTCACTCATACACTCTTCCTCCAGTAGCTTTCTAAGTCAATATTCATGACAGCAGCAAGATTCTTCTGCTCGGTTAAGATTTGTCTACGGTAAGGAGCTAGACCAGCTTGTCGCTCCTCCTCGCTTTGTGGTAAGTAATACCCGTTCGGTTTCGTCTTCTTAGCTACAATAGGGTGTCTAAAATTAACTCGAAGACTTTCAATGACTTCTTCTAACTTACGTTTTGAGAGTCCAGTTTCTAAACGTATTTCACTTGCTTGAATTGGAAGGTCGAACGTAGCGCAATTAAGGATCATATTTAACACACGAATTTCCATTTCGGTCATATTGCGACTTACACTCATATTTTTCTCCTTACTTCAATCCTATTGGTGGATCTACATCATATGTAAATTGCTTATCTGAATTTCTCAGATTCATACGAGCAATATTACTAGCGATTAATTGTTTATTTTCCTTTTGAGACTTAGCATGACTATCCAGTTCATTTACTAGCGCCCAAAGGCATACAAGTGCGATAGTTATTAAATATAGGTATTCTAGCATTCTGTTTTCTCCTTTTCTTCATAGATTGCTACGATTTTTTCAAGATCTGAGATACGTTGATTTGCTTGCTGATATTTTTCTTGAAGGTCTATCAATTCCCTGTTCGTATCCAACGCAACCAATCGCCAGTCGGTGTTGACTTCGATTTTTGTTGTGTTGAAAAACCATTTTGTGATTTTATCTAGTAATTTCATCCGACCGACCTCATCTTCTTGCTTGTTCCCATTTCTTTTTTCCATTCTCGACTACCTCTGTATTGCAGGTATGCGTCAAACCCTTTAATTGTGACAAGTTGGCCGTCATTTCTGAGGTGCTTCTGTTGACTAGGCAATTTCTTCATCTCTCGTCTCATGTCTCCTGCTTGTCGCTTTGTGCATCCAAAGATGTGTTCTAATTCTTCATCGTTGGCTGAAACCTTTTCGATGATTACATCTTTTATTCTCACAACTTCAATTGCTTCCATATTCGCTCCTTTCGTGATATAATTAAATTGAAAATTTTAGTAAGTGCCCGACTTCTCGTCAGGTGCTTTTTTGTTTAAGAATTTCACTTTCCATTGCACGGAACTTATACACCGGTAATGGATTGACCTTTAATAGTAATCTTACTGCTACTAAAGGTGATACTTGAACTATCTAACTTAATAGTATTTGACTTGATGTCAACGCTGTTTACAGGTTCTCTTTCAAGGCTTTTTCTTTTCCCGCTATACGGATATCGGTTTGGTTTCATTGTTTGCTCCTTTCTTCGTTGTTGTTTTCGCAACCTTTGAAGTAAAAAAATACTACTAGAAATCTTCCATCTTGACACCTAGTAGCTCTGCTAGCTTACTTGCTTCTGAGAATGTAAAATCTCGGCCACGGTATCGGTTGAGCTTCATGCTCAACGTTGACTTATCCATATCCAACTTTTCAGCAATATCTTTCTGTTTCATACCTTTAGAAACGATGATACCTTTCAAATTGTGGTATGGCTTATCCAGTACTAGTGAACCTTCCATAGACCTCTCCTTTCCAAGTTGTTGTTTTCGCAACTTTATTTTATGAGTTAAGTATACACTTTTATTTTTTCGTTGTCAACAGCTTTTTTTATTTTTTTTAAAATAATTTGCGTTAACGAAACTTTTATGGTATTATCATTATAGAAAAAGGAGCAACAACAATGATAGGAAAGAAAATAAAAGAGCTTAGAAAAAGCCACAATCTAACTCTTGAAGAGTTAGCGGACATATTGAATAAGGAATATCCTGACACTATCAACTTTAATAAAGGTAAAATTTCAAAATGGGAAAATGATAGAGAGGAACCTAGACTCTCATCTGTCAAAATCCTTGCTGACTATTTCGATGTCCCACTAGATTATTTTAACGGCATTGATATTGATCAGGCTGAAATTCTATCCATCTTCAACCAACTAGACGAAGATAGACAAGCGAATGTAGTCGACTATGCTACTGTTCTATTAAATGAGCAAAACAATATGAAGACACCAACAGTTCTAGAAAAGTACAAAGACGATGACTACATTATAGATTATGTCGAGGGATTGGTTGCAGCAGGGCATGGAACGTTTCAGGAAGATAATCTTCACATGGAAGTGAAGCTCAGAGCTGAAGATGTGCCAGAGAGCTATGATACAATAGCTAAAGTGGCAGGCGACAGCATGGAACCGCTCATTGAAGATAACGACTTATTGTTCATCAAGGTTACCAGTCAAGTAGATATCAACTCAATCGGTATCTTTCAAATTAATGGCAAAAACTTTGTCAAGAAACTGAAAAGGGATTATGATGGATCCTGGTATCTTCAAAGTTTAAATAGTGGATACGAGGAAATTCACTTGTCAGAGAATGACGACATCCGAACAATCGGAGAGGTTGTAGATATTTACAAGGTTTAGATAAAACAAATAAAGGAGAATATCCATGAAAAAACTACTAACTACAATAACTATCTTACTTTCTACTACTGCTTTAGTAGCATGTTCTAATAATCAGTCAACTTCAAAAGATATTACTAATCAACCTAAAACGGAGCAAAAAAACACTACTTCAACAGATACAAAAGCTAAAGTAGATAACAGTAAATATGATGAGTTAATCTCTGAAATAAAATCAAAATTAGATCCTGAATCAACTGGCGCAATAAACGTAAAAATTCAAAATAATGTAATCGATTCAGATTCATCCGAACCGCATGATACAATCATGATTTTGCTAACCGGAACGGCTAAGGATAGCGCAAAAAAATCTCTGGATGCAGTTAATTCTAATTCTGCTACTACTGACCAAAACAATGCAATCACTTTGATTCGTATGACTATTTCTGAATATGCTAAAAAGTTACCAGACGACAATACCACTCTTTCCCTCGGTTACGAAAAATCCGCTGACCAATATGACTTAATCGCTAAATCTTCAAAGCAGAAAGATATTATTCCTGTTGGCGAAATCATCGTAGAATAAAAAAAGCCCCACGCTCTCAAAACTTTGGCGAGTCTGAGCGTGGAGTAGGATGTATAGAAAGATAGGCATTAAAAAGCCCTCTTTTCTATGTCTATTTTACCAAGAAATGAGGTGAAAAGCAAATGTGGATGGAAGAATTACCCAATGGTAAGTATAAATTTTTTGAACGGTATAAGGATCCATATACTGAGAAATTAAAAAAGGTATCTGTCACACTGGAAAAGAAAACTCCACAGGCAAGAAATCAAGCTGCCATCTTGTTGCAGGAGAAGATAAAGAACAAAATCAGCACAAAACAAGTAGAAAGCATTACATTTGAAGAAATCTATAACCTTTTTTACAGTTCTTGGTCTAAAACAGTCAAAGCATCTACTAAGCACAATTATACTTTTGTTGATGCGACTATGAAAAAAGAAATACCATCTAATACTGTACTAGCTAATATTGATAGACGGTATATCCAGAGTAAGATTGAAAATATTATTGATAGCAAAGGATATCATACAGCTTATAGAGTCCGCAGCAGACTCAAAAGTATCTTCGATTATGCAGTTCAATACTCTTATATTGAAAATAATGAGGTTAATTACACGGTTATTCCTAAAAAACCGGAAACTTTAGAAGATATTGAAAAAAAGCGCAACAAGTTTTTGACTATGCAGGAAATCAAAGCATTAATAGATGCACTAAATAATAAACCGTATCAACAAAAATATGCTGATATGGTAACGGTTCTTGCTCTCACTGGCATGAGATATGGAGAGTTGACGGCATTACAACTAAAAAATATAGACTTTGAAAATAATAAGATTGAAATAACAGGTAATTTTGACTCAATCAATAAAATAAAAACATTGCCAAAAACCGCAAAATCCATTAGAACAATACTGGTATCAGATGCAGTTATAAAGGCCATACAACGTCAAGTGGTTCGACTCACTGAACGTTATCAACCACTAAAAGATGATGATTATATCTTTTGCTTAGAGGTCTGGAATAGTCCAATAACGTTACCATCTTTCATTCAAATTATAAAAAAATACGGCGCAAAAGCTGGAATAGAAAAAAATCTGTCAAGTCATATTTTCAGACATTCTCATATTTCCTATTTAGCGGAAGCCGGGCTTCCTATCAAGTCAATCATGGATCGTGTCGGACATGCAAACGCAAAAATGACACTTGAGATTTATTCCCATACGACCAAAGATATGGAAGATAAACTTGTAAAAACTTTGGATAGTGTTTTTTAATTCTGCCCCTTGTCTGCCCCTTTTCTACACAAAGACATAACAAAAGCCCTTGAAATACCAATGTTTTCAAAGGCTTATTTTTGTTCA